GCCTGACGGCGACATCAAGATCGACGGCGGCGACCAGCGGGACATCACGATCCACCCGCCGAAGGTGCCGCCCAACAGTATTTAGACAAACCGTGCAAGGTAGACCATGTCATTGGTGACTACTGAAACGCTACTAATCTACTGATAAATTAGTAGAAAATCAGATTCATTGTCTAATCTGTATAGGGTGATTTTGGGAAATCAAGCCCCCTAGAATCAGGGGATGGCGGATGTGCTTAGACAGTTTTTGGCGCAGACATTCACCTATTTAGACCCCAGCTGCTGGATGGATTGCTGGACAGATGCCGATAAGGCCTGTGCGCTGTTCCGGCTCCCCAATGATCCACCGAAGAGGAAGTTGATCACCGTCTGGGCATTGGCGGCAAGGTAGCCCACAATGGACCCCACAAGGCCAGAGACCGCAGCCACCACGGCAACGTCATTGATGGTGATGCCACCGATCAGCAAGGCATAGCACCCGTACAGAACGAATCCCATCCCTATGGCAAAGGTGATCAGGATCAGCCACGCAATGATCCAGAGTTGCTCGTTGCCCGAATTGTTCTTCCGGGCATCTTTCACATCGTCGATCACCAGGGCATCCTGCTGCGCGCCGATCTTCGCCATCTCTTCGGCGTGGGAGAACCCCATCTGGAGGGCATGATCCTTCATCTCCAGTTCCTTGGACTGAAGGGAGATGAGTTGCTCTGGGCTGGCCCCGGCCACCGCAGTGGCAATGGCAGTCGGGTCTGCGGATACAGGAGAACCTACGGCCTCTGAGACCTTCTGTGCGGCGAGGGTGATGAGTGCAGGGACATTCCCGGTAGCCGCCGCGCCAATCCACGGCAGGGCCTTTTGCAGGAACCCCATTGCAGTTTGTAGTTTGCTGTCAGCCATCATTTCACCTCTATCGTTATCTCTTCGCCCCGTTGGTAGGCGGCATCGAGTTGGTCAAACAGTGCATTGAAAGTGCCGCGAGAGTTGCCGACAAAATCATTCCCGTAACTTCTGCCGACAAGAATGCAGCCCTCTGTGTCTGCGTCAGTATTTCCGGGGTGAATCCGTACCCCTTCATATCCGGGGACATCCACCAAAAGGGGAAGCTCTCGATTGAAGCGATTCGAGAACGTGACGATGACCTTGTATAGTCCGCGAGGTATAGCAGTTTGCCCATAGACCTTCTCCCCTCCGTCTTCCAGATGACGATCAACGTCCTCCAGGGTGTAGCAGTGCAGCGGGCCGACATCCAGCTTGCCAATGGTGCATTTAGCCTGGAAGTCGAAGCGAGTCAGGACGAGATTCATTTATCAACCTTCGCATCCAGTTTGTCCTCAATCCGATCCAGCTTGGCGAAGATGGCATCGGAGATACGGGAGAAGTCCTCACGCTTGACGTAGTTCCCCACGACTAGCACTTCAATGCTTCCGACTCTCTCAGCAAGCGTAGAGTCCGCTTTCTGCAAGTCCTTGACGCTATCCCATACGGCTTTAAGGATGAATCCCGCAAGTACGTTGATTGCCCCGAGCGCCCAATTGAAGACAGATTGATCCATTTCTTTTTCCCTTCTCGCCTATGTTGGCGAGATGCGTTTAGGTGATTACTTCGGATACTTGGCCTTCACAGCCTGACAACGGGAAATGTAGGAGTCGACCTGTGCCCGATCGCCCTTGACGATGCCATCCAGATAGTCCGTGATAGGCGGGTACTCGGCGGCGCGTAGCCGCCGGTATTCGGGCGGACGGGCAGCTTCCCATTCAGCCACCTCGGCATCCGTCGCTTCCCGATCTCCCGGGCGACAGTCGCCTTCGTAGAGGTTGCCCGCTTCGTCAATCCATTTCGTTTCCATGATTACCATCCCCTCGATGCGGTGATCTTCCATTTCCAGCTCGCAAGGGTCAGCGTGGAGAATGCCCCCGTGGTGATGGATTGCGCCTGGAATGAGGTGGTGGCGGCGGTATGGCCGAAGACCGATGTTAAATTTGCTGCCAGCGTCAGATTGCCTGCATTGGGCACGCCGTCCAGCGTTCGGATCGATGCGGCATGGATTTGGTCGCCCACTTGATACCCGAATTCAGCGCTGGTGCATTCAAGAACCATATCGATGATGCCCGGCTTCATGCCCAGGTAATGATTCTTGGAAAAGGCCGTGTTCGTGGTCGGCAGGGTGGCGGTAAATCCGCTGTCATAGCGGCCGAGGTATTGGTAGGGGGTGACGGTAGTGATATTTCCTCCAGAGCTGGTGGCCGCCAGCAACACCACGGCATTGACCGCCGGCGCGGTAGTGCCGTTGCCCAGGTACATCTTGCCTTCCTGGATGTTGTACGTGAGCTGCCCGGACGTCACCGAGGGCGTACCACCCCACTGGTAGATCGGCGCGAGGCCGGTCCATGCCGGAGTCAGCGCACCGCCACTGACCGTGACATAGCCGTACCAGGTAACGCCATTGCCCATCGCAGACCAGGAGAAATTCGCCGTGGCCTGGCCAGTGGTATTAACGTCGCCATCTACTCCGCTACCGCTTGCGGCAGAAACCACAAGTGGCGCACTGGCGGTAATATTCTGCGTGGTCAGGGTGAGTCCAACAGCGGAGGCAGGGACAAAATTTGGTAGTCCAGCGGTATCTACAGGGCCGGAAAGTACCGTCTGCCGGACCGGCACACTGCCCTGCACGGAGGAAATGGGCTGGTATAGGGTGTCAAAGTAGGTCTTCAGCGTAGCCTTCAGATTCGCCCAGGTCAGCTTAACCAGCCCGAACGATCCAGCCGAGTTCAGCAAGGGAAGTTCGTCTGCATCGACGGGCGTCCCCTTGCTAGTAGCGGCGTGGATAGAGGATGCCGACATATCTCCGGCACCCAGCGCCACGCGAAGCGCAGCTTTCAATGAAGGCTGTCGCAGCGCCTCAATAATGGTACGAATCAAGTCACGCTTGAGAGGCCTCCCGCCGATTCCGCCGATCATTATGCATCTCCCGCAACGCCAACAATCTGGACAGTGAAAGATCCGGAAACGGCAGTCTTGGGACGGGCGCGAAGGCTCACGCCAGCCTCAAGGAAAAGCGATCCGTTCTCGGTATAAGCCAGCCCCGGAATGTCAGTTGGATTCAGCATTGCAACGGACTTTGCAGCGCCATTCGTGCCTGCGCCAAGGGGGAGGCTCACTTCCCCGATAACGTAATCAACCGATGACTTTTGCAGAGCAAGCTGCATCACGTAGGCGCTTGCGGTATCGGTATTGGTGCCGAACAGGGTATCCACCCGGCTGCCGTTAGTCCCGCCAGTGATCAGCGTCTTGAATGAGGTTCCATCTGCATTGACGAATGCGACAGCAGGGGTCTTAGGAGTAGCGACAAAGGCAGGGGTCGAGGACATTTAAATCCCTCCGTAAAATGAGGCGAGAGCAGGGTTTGAACGGGCGCGATTCTCTGTGTCAGCCTCTTCAATGGCGGCTTGCACATTGGAAGCTGAAATCGTTGCAGAGGGGGTGAAGCTCAATGATCCAGCGCTGGATGAGCTGGTGAAGATTTGCCACTTTCCGGCAGCGTAATCGGTGGCGAACACTCCGGAGGTATGAGCGACTGCACTGACATAAGCTGCGCCGCCCATGTCTACCAGGTCATTGACGGCATACACCTTTGCCGTTCCCCAAAGTCCGGCGGCATTCCATTTTGTAGCCAAAAGGAATGCCTTGCATGCTGAGGTCAGATTGAATGTATCAACCGATGCATCCTTTAGGACACCATCATCGCGCTGGATGAGTGCGAGATTAGCGATGATCTGATTGACCGAAATAGCAATGGCCGCGAGTTCTGCATCAACGCGATCGGTGCGAACGGTTGAACGCCCGCCCGTATTGTTACGTTCGTCGTCAGCAAAGGCTGTCGCTGGGGAATATGATGTTGGCTGCATGCCCCATTGAAACAAACGAACGGGGAAATTTTTCCCCTGATTCGGTTAGACTCGGAGGATGAATGACCAACTCATACGCATTGCAGTTGTTGCTGGATTGGCCCCGATTGTCGGGGCCGTTATCCGTAGCCTAATTGCCCACAGTACCGCCAAGAAGGCCGCCCGTCTGGGCTGCACCCCTGCCGAAGTACCCAATAGCCCGCAAGACCTCCGGAGACAGTTCCTGCACTGGTTCCCCTGGCTTCGGTAGCAGTGCCTGATTGATCATCCGCTCAGTGCGAATTTCTCCCGCCTGATTGGAAATCATCCGCGCACCGGGAATCTTGCGCAGCAGCGGGCTTTCCGCAACGGCTTGGAGCGCATTCAGCACCGCCGCTCCAGTGCCTGAGCTATTGACCCCATACTTTGCCCCGACAGGAATGCTGTTGATGTCGCTGGCAACCTTCCCCGCCAAGTTCAGGCGAACGATTTCAGCAGGGTCGAAGAAAACTTCCAGCTTTTTCCTGCCGATCCCGCGAAGGGTCTCCAGATACCGAGCTGCAGCGAATCCATTATCGCCAGATCCGTTGGCACCAAAGGCAGCATGCTTCAGATGTTCCGCAATCTGCGCCCGGGCTTGCGCAAGGGCCTCGGGACTGTTTTCCAGAACCTTCTTCATCGCCTCCAGGTCTTTTACGTTGGCATTGAGGATGTAGTTCTGGACGAATTTGTCAGGAGCAACTTCATCTAATGCGGCCTTGAGTGCCGGAGTCTGTTCGATGGTAGCGAAACGAGAACGCGCTGCACGTCGTGCCTGGTCGAAAGCATCCCGGGCCGCTTGGCCTTCGTTGACTTCAGGATTGAAAACGACCATTCCGTCATTGATCGGGGAGGCGGTAGGCTCGTGGGGGACTGCAACAGAAGTTCCTGATGGCACGGGAAGTTCAGGACGGCCTTGCATGGTGTAAGTCGTTGATCCTTCCATACCATTGTCGAATACCCGTCCGGCTTCACCGGCATTAGGCGCAGCATGAGCAGCCGCCTGCTCCGCTTTTGCCAGCGGCGTGTTGTGAAGCGCCTCGCGGATCTTGCCCACGGCCAATGCTCCAGCATCATCGCCGCCCCGCTCCGCCTGCCTTTGCGCCTTTGAGAGCAGCGTATCAATCTGCACCGCAGACTCCACATTGAATGGACCCTTGCCTGCCGTGATGTCATTCAACAGCGTGCGGACATTGGACGGAACAAACGCATTCAGCATGCCTTCATCCAGTGCATTGTTTGCCGCTTCGGAAAATGTATGCCGCTCAAGGTCTGCAACTCGCCCACCGGCCATGTCACGGGCTGCGCTATAGGCTTGATCAACGCCAGCCTTGACGGGCGCATCAGCAGCCTTCAGTCCATCGATAATGGTCTGTCCTGCCGTCACCCGATCCGTAGCATTCCCAGCGCCGGCAAGATTGAAAACCTCCTGAAGCCGCTTATTCTGCTCTGCAAACCGATCTGCAAGCGGATTCCCTTGCCCGGTTGGCGTCTTGATCACAGTGCCAGAGAGATTCTTTTCCTGAGCGAATTGGACCGGATCACGGGTCATCTGTCCAAGCGTAGGCGCTGCGGAATCGGTCAGCCCAACGGCCTCGAATTGCGCTTTCCTCATAATGGCAGCCGGATCGAGTTTCTTCTGTCCTGCCGCGAAGGCTTCGCTGATTTGTCGTTTGACGGAATCCTGAATGGCCTGTGGAATTTGAGAAATATCCCCATCCCATGCCGCACGAAGCGTATTGGCAGCGGCAATATCGACATTTGGCGCGGCTGAAGTAGGCGCAGCCTTTCCAAGCATTCCTCTGACTGCATCAGCAGCCTTTTGCGCGATTGGGGCAATGGCTTCTCCAGCCTTCACGGCAGCCGGCGTCATGACAGCCCCGCTAAGCGCACCGGACCCCGCCTGGATTAGCTTTTCACTGGTGAAATTCTCTCCGCCGTTAGTGACAGGCGAGAGTCCTCCATAGACAGCGCCTATCTTTGCTCCTGCTGAGACCATCTGCGGAACCGTCTTTGCTGCCGCAACCTCCTCGCCACCCAGCCAAGTCGCGGGATTGGTAAATGCGCCGGCCACGCGGGCAGCATCAAACCCATCCCGGCCCTGAGACTGCCGCGCCTGCTCGTATTCCTGCTCCTTCTGCTGGATGGCCTTATTTACCGTTCCAGGGAGGTCTTTAGGCAGAAATCCAACAGCCTTTGCACCACGAATTGCTGCTCCAATTCCAGGAACGTCTTCAGCATAGTTCGCCGCAAGTTGCGCCGCCCCCACTGGGATGTCAGCGTTACCCATCGCCACACCATGGACAGTAGAGCCCCTTCCAATATTGACGCCGGCAATGGAAGGATTAGATAGCCAGTCCCGAAAGGTCTTCGGCAGCGCATTGACCGCCCGCTCTCCGAGATTCAAATCCTGAGCAGGCGGAATCTTTGGCGCAGCAGGCTCAATAGGCGCGGAGGGAGTGCCGCGCAGTGCCGCAACACGCTGCTTCAATTCAGGCGCATCAGGCGGCATGTCGTCAGGAATTCCGTTGATCGTCAATCCGTCTTTAGTCGTGATGGAATAGGCCATGGTCAATCCTCAATAATCGACGGAAACAACCCTCGGGGAAGCCGCTGGAGCAGGCGATGCAGCAGCACCCGGCTTCGGCCTGCGGGCCTGAGGAACAGCCTCTAGCATTCCGTTGATGACACGCTGCCGAGCATCCAGTTTCTGCTGGATTACCTGCTTCGAGTCTCCCGGCTGGGGGAAATATTGCTTGGCGGCATTCGTGAATTCACCCATGGAAATAGCCGCGCCAGATTCCCGGCGAAGCACGGCATTGATGAAGTCGCGCTGCGCCTGCTCTACCTGTTGTTGCTCCGGGGATTGCACCAGATTTGCGCCAGCCTGAGCAATTCCACCTCCAGCCCAATCTGGCATTCCATTGGCCGCCATCTTCACAACCCCTGGCGTCTTGACCCCCTTCTTTTCCATATCGGCAAGGATGTCGTGAGAAGCCTGCATGCGTGTGGCAAAAGTCAGCGCATTGGCCTGGTCGTTATTCAGATCCTTGCTCTTGGAGATGGTATTTCCCTGAGAATCCTTGATCGGAATGGCAAGACCAGTACGAGGATCAACCAGCATTTTTCCGTTGTCGGTATCGGTCAGGACGCCCTTGCTTCCCATCTCAATATCCTGACGTACCTTGTCAGTGCTGGCGCGACTATGGGATGCCTGCGCATTGTCCTTCCCGATAACCGCTGTCGCCTTGTCGCCAAATACCTTACGCAGCCCAGAGTCCAGCGTAGTTCCCTGCCCAGTGAACATGTCGTAGCCCATGCCGGTATCGCCGATGTTATCCACCAGCTTCCTCCCGGCAGAGGCGGCAACTGCCTGCCCAAGAAGGGATGCTGGAAGCGATCCGTTAATCACCCGATCCTGCTTGTCCAGGTTGTCATAAGTGCCATAGGCCTTGGCCGTGTTCTCCACGCTCTTATCGCCCAAGGTCAGGGCGTTCTGCATAGTCATGAGCTGGCGGGCAACCTTACCCAGATTCCCGGCCCAATCGGGCTTTGGAATGGAAGGGCCCGAGACATCTGCTGGAAGCGGGGTGTATTTGTCTGGAAGGCTTCCGGTTTGCAGATAAGTCCTGACATCCTCCTTCGCGTTCTGAGGAATGCCAAACCCCGTCATCGTGTTGGATAGGAGTGCATCAGGAGATCGGGAATTCCGCTGGTCTTCCAGTTCAAGCGCCTGCTGCCGGCGCAGGTTCGCTTCCTCAATGGCCTTTCCGATTGAGGATTGCGCCATCAAGGTCTTGTTGAACTCCTGGTAATAGGGCGCATCACTCCCTACCGTCATGGCAAGGTGCGAAAGTTGCGCGGCGGGAATCGTGATTTTTGCCATGGCTGCTCCTACCAGTTGATTCCTGAAACTGACTTAGGAACGGCAGTCGAAACAGGGGCTGGAAGCTGCTCCCATCCAAAGCCCTTTCCACGAGACATCATCCCCATGCCAATGGCCGAAGCAAGAGACCCAAGCCCGGTATCCGCCTGCACTGAATTAGCATCGTTTTCAGTTGCCTTCGCCATGTTTGAATTCGACCCAAACAAATTCTGCAAGGTACTGGATAGGTCTGCGCGGCGCTCTGCTTCGTTATTCTGAAGCACTCCAGGTGCACGGGTCTTGGCAATCTCCCGGGCCAATGATGTGAGGCGATTTCCTTCCGATACGGCTTTTTGCGCTTTGCCCTTGATGAAGTCTTCGGATACGTTGCCGGCATCACCAGAGGTATCGAATGAGCCCACCTGGTTGCCACCTGCTCCCGCCTGAAGGTCTGCATTCTGCTGGGTGGAAATGGCCTGCTCATTGGTCGCCATGTCATTCAGGCGTTTGTCTCCGGAGAAGTTCTTTGCCTCATCCGTCACCATTTGAGTCGATTTTTTCTGTGCAGCCTCATCCCGTGCAAGCTGCTGATTCAGGATGTTGCGCTTCTCGTCCGCCGCTTCCTGCTGGGCATTGGAATTCATCAGATAGCCCCCCAGCGAGAGGGCCATTGGCAGTAGTTGTGCTGCGCCTATTTCCATGATGAGTTCCTTTATGTTCCCGAAATCGTTCCGGTGCGGGCAGCCATGCTGGAGCGGCCGCCCGATCCGTTGCTGTACTGATTCCACCAAGCCGTCGCAGCATCCCGCCCTGCCCGGGCCTGGCTGTTGTGATACATCAGGTTTGCCGCGTCAAAAAGGTTGCCGAGATTGGTCCCTTGAGCATCTGCCGCTGCTTTGTCGGAAATGTTCTGCATCTGGTTGATGGCGGAACTGAGCGCAGAGGATTGATCCATGCCGGCATCGATGGATTGAAGCAGGCCAAGACGGGTCTTTTCGTCGTTCGACTTGAAATCCGTCTTTGCCGCATCGGCCTTTGCTCCAAGGTCAAGCAACCCCTGGTTGTACGTGCGGTTCAGAATCGCATTCTGGTCAATATCCTCAGACCCACCATTCAGCCCCTTGGCGAACAGTTCAAAGCGATTGTTCCTCGATGCAACATCCTTGGTCTCATCAAGTCCGCGTTTGCCCGCAGTAAAGGCATTGTCCCGAATGGTTGAATAGAGCTTGTCGCGGGCGGCCTTGTTGGGGTTTTCGCCACCCGCAGCCTTTACAGCAGCGTCATACGCGTCCTGATCAAAGACAGACTTGGTAGTGGTAGTTGGAGTGCTTCCCGCACCGCTCTCAGCATCTACTGCTGGAACGGTTGAAGTGGTGACATCATGGTAGTACTTTGTCTTGTCAATGTTATCCGCAGGCGAACCCACGCCAAACAGGTAGTTCAGCTTCTTCCGTGCATCAGCCTTTTCTGCTTCGATCTGGGCCTGGCGTTCAGCGTACCCGCCGTCCCCTCCGCCTCCTCCGCTAGACATGATTAGCCCTCCGGCGTGAGATACACGTTACCGGTGCCGGACGGGACAATGAAGGCAAACTTCCCACCCGGCTTCACCTGAGTTCGATAGGGCATATTGGCAGCGAATGCCTGGTCGGTTCCATCGGATACTGCCGTGGGATTTCCTGCCGGGTCATACCGGCCAAAAGTAAGAACGTCGCAAGTGATCAGCACATTGACCGGCGCTCCGTTCTGCACAGAGGCGGGCTGGCTGATCGTTTCGGACTGTGCGCTGGCGATCCCGGTGACAACCTTTGACGATTGCCCGCCAGACATCGCCATTGCACTGATTTCGACGTTGTTCATGATGCTTCTCCCAAAATGAAATATGACTTGATTCCCCTGCCGTCCCTTGCGGCGCGTTCACGGGTAAATTCGTACTTGAAGCCAACCTGACGGGCAAACTTGTCAGCCATCTCCCATCCCTCTACGCATTGAGCCTCTATCCGTGGAATCGTCTTGCTTGCGTTGCCAAAGACTTTGCGACAAAAGCGAATGATTTTTTTCCACGAATCGCGGGAAACGTCCTCAGTAGCGGCAAACCACGCCACGCCCACCCACGGGGTAGTAGTAACAATGCCGCCCATGGCAACCGGTATGCCTTCCTGAAAGAATGCCCAGGCCGCGCCCTCGGTCTGCCAGCGATTTATGGCAAAGGCCTCCATGGAGATTTCTGGGATGGACTGAAACATGGATTCCCGGTTGCTTTCGCGCATGCTCTTCGCGATGTAGAGAGCGGCCTCAAGGCTCAGGGTCTCGAACATCACAGGGTTCCGAGTTGGTTGAAATATAGGGTCAGTGCGTCAATCTCCAGCCCTTCATCCTTCGAGTGCCTGAACACGGGCGCGATAGCCGCAGCGCAAATTTCCACTGGAATGATGTCCCCCGGCCTGGTGTCTCCGGTGATGTCCTGCGGAATGCTTTCCTTATCCAGATCTCGCGGGTCGTATTTGAAGGAAAGTTGTGGCGTTCCATCCACCACCATATCTGCGCCATAGACCTGCTTCAATACCCCGGGTGACTTTGAGTCTTGAAACGCCATCTGGATTTCCACGTCTACCAGCGTTCCGTCATCGGTGAAGATGTCGGCAGAAACCTCGTACAGGGAGGTATTCGTCCGCAGATAGACCTTCCCGTCTAGTGTCGCAATGGCGCGAATGCGGACGGGGAAAACGTACTCAGACCAGCTTGCCAGCTTGGAAGAGCGTGAATAGGTGTAGGCCCAGACCTTGGAGTAAGTCCCCATATCCATGACTGACCAATACTGACCAAGCTGGTGAATCCAGGTGCCGAAGGTATCGATCTTGTCCGAGACGGCATCAGTGATTGCAATGTCCAGCTGAACCAGGCTATCGATGGGAACACCTACATCCGTATCATCAATCCGGCTGGTCTGCACCTGTACCGTCATGGACCGGAATCCAAACGGACTCAGGAACATCAGGTCATTGGAGAAGGATGCCAGCGACAGCGGCGCTTTGCAGCCCACCCCGTAAATCCGCTTGGAGATGGCATTGGCAGACGGATCGGTCGCCACATTCCAAATCTGCGCACCTTCGGGAAAGAAAACCACCAGCGACTCCTGGAACGTCCCCACGGCAGTACAAGAGGATTTCGTATCCTGCTGCAACCCGACAGGCAGAAACCCTGCATCGCTTGAGGTAGTCCAGTCGCGAGGGCCGCCAGCCTTGCAATAGCGAACCGTCTCCCCATTGATCGCAAACACGCGGCTTGCGGCCTTGGTAACGCTCTTGGATCGCGGATTATTCGCATCAGTGATTGGCGTCCGCCCAGTGACGGTATGCGTCCCGGATTGCGCACCAGTAGTATTGATCGGCGCACCACCCGATGTTGCAGAAATGGTGAAGTTCGATGATGTGGGTGCCAGCACAAAATAGGTCGTTCCGGCCACGATCCCGGTAGGAAGCGTACCGGTGGTTGCAAAGATCACTTCCTGTCCTGCAATGAACGAATTCGCTGCAGTGATCACGCCCGGGCTGGCAATGGTGATGGTCGCCGCTACCGCCGCTGTATCGACATAGTGATGGGCCACGCCACCATTTGCATACTCAGCCACCACGAACGGGTAGCCGGTGAATTGGTCCGCGTAATGGATCTTCGTCAGTGAATCCCCCCAGGTCGGGAGGTCCAGGCTGATCCTGTCGCAGTAACTCGGCGGCGCGAACGATGATCCGGCATCGCAGAACACCTTTAACCGGCCACTGATTGCCTCAAGACCATAGGAACCGGCCAACGCGGAAGACAGCAGGCGAAGGCAGGGGCGCTTTTTCAGCCGCCTTCCCAGCGTCGTGAAAGCATTTTTCAACGTCCAGAGCTTGTTGGCTTCCTGGACGCCAATGGGAAGTCGATGGTCTAGTCCGCCATCGAATTGGTTATAGGTGATGGCGGGCATTACACATCCCGGCCAACAACTGCAGGCCGCGCCTCTGCAGGCGGGACCGCATCACGGCGATACACGCCAGCAAAGGACTGACCACGAAGCGAAGCCAGCAGGGTATTCAACTGGTTCTGGTAAGTCTGCGCGTCCGGGTGACGATAATGCGCCTTGGCATTGGCCAGGGCGTGAAGCAAGATCATTTCGTCATCCAGCGTCGCAACATCATCATTCACGGTGAAGCGGCCCAGATCGGCAATGAACCAGAAACGCAGGGTATAGACCTGATCTGCCTTGGGATAGACCAGAAGCTGGGCATAGCGATCGTACCGCTGCGGGAACGACTGGGTATCCATCGTGTTCCAGTCCTCAGTCTTGATTCCCTCTGTCAGCTTGCGCCACTGTCCGTTGTAGGTCGTCTCGATCTTGAGAATGCGCTGGTCCCTTGCGCATGCGGTTGGGTAGTCAATCTGGTTCTGACCAACCCCCAGATCTTTGTCCTCGTATGCAGTCAAGTGCTTCCACTGCTGCATCCGGTAGAGCTGCGCTTGGCCGTTGCGCAGGAAGGAGTCAATCAGCGTCTGATTCGCACCCCCGGACGCCCCCATTCCGCCCATCCCGAGACGGGCGAGAAGTTCAGCGCGGAGGGCAGCCAGGGTGCGGTATGCCATCAGGCAATCTCAGCCTGAATCAGTGCTTCACGGTCAGCCCATGCGGTATTGCTGCCATCCTCATTGACCACATAGACGGGAAACTCAGCCGCGAAAGAAGCCGCCTCATCAGCAGAAACTTCCTTGGGGATGCGGGTTGCGGAATCTTTTTCGATCAGGATCAGCATGATTTACTCCGTGGTGACGCCGATGTCATCGGCCATGATGAGAAGTTCATCCCGAGACGTTCCAGGCTTGACTTCACCGCCATAGGAGACGATGAGGCTGACCAGTTGCGCATCGGGAAGGTTGGAAAGTGCAGGCGCCTGCAGAAGCTTTTTGAATGCGCCGTTTTGAAGCCGGCCATAGACCTTTTCCACCACCGACATGTCGACATCAGCATGGCGTCCATAGGCATCAGCCAGGCGCTGGTATTCGGCATCGGGATCTCCAATGAAGACGAAGCCAAGGCCAAGGGTTTCGGAGGGAGGCGGAATCTCGTCCTGCTTCTTGTTGTGAATCAGGAAACTGACGGGAACCTTGCTGGAATAGCCCTCATTGAAGTCATCAGTAGGAATCTCTTCCACATTGCCTTCACCGAAGATTTCTTCAAGGATGGGCTTTTCGTGTGCCCAGATGACGCGGGGAGTTGCAGCCGTCATGTCGCGCTTGATCAGCACGGCAATTCGACGGGAGAGAAGATCGTTTTCAGCGGGTTTGCGGGCCATGTCTTTATCCTTTTCATGTGGCGGTCAAAAAAGGGAGGATTCGCACCCTCCCAAAGCCCACGCCACCGCCAGGAGCGCAGGCAGGAGGAAAAACAGGCGGGATTTCTCCCGCCTTGTCCATTACGCCAGCGCCAGAACGGCGTTTGCGTTGGAACGGTTCATGGTCAATGCACCGCGCCAGGTGATGCCCCAGTAGTACTCATAACGGTCATACGCGCGGGGCGGTTTGCGCGTCTTCATGTCATGACCCTGCAGGGGGCGCAGGCTGATGGCGTTGGTGTTGAGGAAGTAGCAGCGCTTTTCCCAGGCGGTCGCCGGAGCGAAGCGGCTGTCCAATTCGTAGAACTCGGGGCTCCACTGAATATCAACGCCCTGGAAGGTCAGAACAGACGTGCCGCCCTCAACCTTCTTGGTGTTGGTTGGGCCAAAGTCCATGCGGCCAAAGGTGTTCAGAACGAAGTTCCGATAGCCGTCAATGAAGGTGGAGCCGGCGATGATCAGATCAGGTCGTCCGCCATTCCGCATGCAACCACGCCACTGCACTTCCATCTGATTCAGGATGGTGCCGGTGGAGGTCGTGGTGGTCAGGCCGGTAGAGACGTTATTCCGCCAGTAGAGGTTGCCAGCGACGGAACGGTCGATACCGCCCACGGTGCCGGAGGTCGGGGTCAGGGACACCAGCGAATCCAGACCGGCGATGGCATCGGTATTCTGAGTGCCGTCCAGGTGAAGTTGATAGCTGAACTGCTCCTGGAAGCCAAGGCGCAGTACTTCGGCCTGTTCTTCAAAGAGATTGGTCAGTTGGATCTTCTCGGCCTGGGTCGCATTGCTGGGGCCGCTGTCATCGGTGATGATGATGCCGTTCTGGGCCAGACGATCTTCATCCAGGGCCAGGCCGTCATGGCAGGAACGCCATGCGAAGTTCGCCTGCTCGATGGTCGCCCGCTTATTGTAGGTGACGATGGACGAGCCGTTGAACCATTGGAAGTTGGAGCCATAGCTCTTGCGAAGCTGCTCCACGATGTACTGCTTGGCACCCGGAGCAGCCTTCTTCTTGGCTTGCAGGGCTTTCAGCAGGGGGCGCTCCAGGACAACCTGGTCGACGGGCTTGTCGGCGAGGTAGAAATCGAGACCGGCCTTGCCGGCATCGGTCAATTCTTGTGAGGTAAATGCCATTTTGGTTCTCCAATAAGCAAACGTGGTTGATGAGTCATTTGCCGCTGACGAATCGGCGCTACGTCACGTTTGCCTGTGGCGAATCAGGCTTGCAGCCGCACTACGGTCCTATACGCCCCCGACGAACCGGGGCTTATTCAGTCGCTTGCTGTTCCTTTTTGGGGAACATCGCATCTTGCATGGTCTTCGGTTTCCCGCCGTCCGGCTGCAAGAGGCTTCTAGCCTTTTCCAAAGCCACACCGATTGACTCGGCAGGCTTCATGTAGTCCTTCGGCTCCGTCGCCTCTTCATCCGGAGGGCATACGCCCACGGTTACAGCGCCAGAGTCATCGATTTCAATTTCAACGCAAATAGACATGAGTTTTTCCCCTGATTGGATTGGTTATTTCTGGCCGAACATCGCATCAAACATATTCTTTGGCGCAGCCGATGGCGAAGGCGTACCGGTAGGACGCAATGCCGGCGCGGTCTGCGTCTGCCTCGTCTGCACTCCGCCGGCATCCTTGATCATCTGATAAGCAGTTTCGACAGTCTTCACCCACATGCTCGGATGAGCGCCTTCCAGAAGTCCAGGAATGCGCGGAAGCAGCTTGGCTTCGATGGCGGCATAGTCAAGATCGGATGCCATCATCTTCTTGGTGAAATCATCCACTGCCTTCAGCCCGGAGTTGATCAGATCTTGTCGCTGCTGTTGCGTTTGCTGAACTTGCTGACGCTGCTCGGTGGCTCGCTGGTGTTGAAGCTGTGCGCCGCGCGTGCGGGCAATCTCCAGCGCATGGGCCTCGGTGATCTGGAGAGAATCTACCGCTTCCCGAAGGTCAGGAAAATCAGAGAGCGCATCAACGCCCGGGAGCGGCTTGCCCATTTGCAACGAAATGATCCGACGCTGCTCGTCCAATACCTTCAACGCACCTTCCAGGTCTCCCTTGTTCATCATGCCGATGACGGAAGCGGCAAGGTCGAACTGCTCCTTTTGGACGCCGTTCTCTTGGAGAGCAATGCGGAACGGCTCCACGGCGCTGGCGATTTCATCCACCTTCGCCGTCAGTTCCTTGTTCATGTGCGCCAGCTTCTGGAAGCGTTCCTGTGCCTTCGGAGTAAGTCCCTCCGGCATCTTGGTCGGGTCTTCCTCTTCAGGCTTTGGCGCGGGGTCGACAACCTCTGGCTTTACCGCCTCGGGCTTCGTCTCTGTGGGCTTGTCTTCTCCTGGAACGGCGGCATTGATGGCTTCCAGTAGGGACTTGGGACCATCTCCAGCATCGGAAGCAGGCGCGTCCGGCGTGGCATCGGCGGTAGGGGTATCCGCAACGGGTGCGGGATTAATGACTTCGGCGGTTTCATCCATGATTTATTGCAGCGTCTGCGCTGTCGTTGTTGATAAATCGGGTGTCGGAGCAGCCTCTTGCGGCTCCGGGTCTATTTCTTTCATCACTTGGAGGAAGGCCATGGCAGCACCGGCAGGATTTGCACTGGTCGCGATTTGCGCAGCCGCAGAAACAAGCCCTTTCTCCATTTGCCCTTCCATCTCCTTGAGCTTGTCCATTGCCATCTGGAGTTGCTGCTTCAGAGTGACAACTTGTTGCTGCAGCGCTTGCGGGTCTCCAGGCTCTGAAGGAGGCGGCAGGAATTGCTCGATGTCGATCCGCTCGTCAAAGCGGCGCAGGGTTTCCCGGGTCAATTCGATGACCGCCTGGGCAAGCTGCTCCTGCCCCTTGGAGCGAAGCTCCGCAACCTGAGTGACCGCCTTCTCGATAACAGGCATCAACTTGATCCAGCGATCCTGCTCTTGAAGTCGATCAGGTTTTCCGGTTGATCCGCCCCTGACTTCCAGCGTGACCATGCTGAAAATCTCGTCAATGTTCATGGACGGCCAAACGGCATCCTGACCGGCAATGGCTTTGACCTCCGCCTCCGTCATCTTCCGAAGCAGGATTTCAAGGGCATACTCGCCCAACTCATTCAGCACGTCTTCCATCACGTCCTGACGCTCGGCTGAACGACCACGAAGTCCCTGAGAAAGAATCTCGGCTTCGGTCGCTGTCTTAGCCTTCATCACAGATCCGCGAGAGGCATCGCCGCCGCCGAGGATCATCTCCATATCAGCCCGGGCCGGCGTGGTGTCGTAGTTCGCGGCGTTGATTGTGGCAAGCTGGCCGACAAACACGTCATTCGTGATCGGCTGGCCGCCTACGCCTTCAACCATGATGATGTCGGAGCCTTGCCTATTCTTGATTCGCTCGACGTCTTCAGGCGTCAATGCTCCGCCTTTGCGGATGATGTTCACCGGGAGCGAGTTTTTCCGATCCCGGGCGAAATCCTCGCGGGTCTCGTTGTACTCACGGACAAGCTGCTCTGCCAGCTCAACATCAGAGAGCGGATAAAACGATCCATCAATCTCGTTGAATGCGCCGCCAAAGAAGGGATACCACTGCTTCCCGGTCCAGTCGGGCGACTTCGGCTCTTCTGCGAACCCTTCCTCGCCATCACACCAGTAATAGATGCGGTTGTCGTCCTGGCTCCAGATTTCATAGATGCAATACAGCGACTCTTCATCAGAATCGCCGGCCTTGTACGCTCCGCCCTGCTCCCGATAGCTCTTGGCCTTCTTCGTCGGAGCCTGTCCGAACCGGACTTTGTACTGCTCAGAGGTCATCCAAACACGGTGCGCGATGGCCGATGACCGCAGATAGTCCGTTACGCTTCGGATGGACGGGTCAATGATCAGAATGTCCTCAGACATCACGAAATCAAGCGCAAGGCCACGGGCAACTGTGACTTCCTGCTGAGTCTCAAGGCCAGCCAGCGTCTGCTTTAGCTGGGCAAGCTGAAGCTCGTGATCAGAGCCTGACGAAGGATCATCAAGATCTTTGGAAAGCTGCTCAAGCCGGTTGATGTTGTCCTGCGTGTCCTTGATCTGATTCAGGATCAGCGGGTCTTTCTTCCGGTCTTCCTGCCAGCTCAGTTTCCACCAGCCAATCGCCGTCACCCATGCAGAGCGCAGCAGCTTTTTGGCTTGCTTCTTGAGCTTGGCATCCTTGACCAGGCATTTACGAACAACCTTCTCCGCTGTTTGGGCGAAGGTCTGAACCAGCTTCAGTTGCTCTTTTCCGACACCTTCAGTTGGGGCAACAGTGTATTCAGGGTCTTTGGCATAGACCTGGGGAAGCATTGAGGCCATGTTCGCGTAATGCAGGTTTGCCCGCATCCGCTTTGACTCTTCATCGCCATCCTTTCCGGAGAGCAGCTTTCGATTCTTCTCGAACTGCTTGAAAATCTTCTCGGTGCGCTTTTGCGCAGCCTCAATACGCTTGCCCCAGTCAGAGGCAAGCGTTTTTTCCTCGGAAGTGATTTCCCGTGGATCGGTCATGATTCGATAAAGACTCCAGTACTACCGGAGGTGTAAGCAGTGACCACTGACCGCATGTACCGGGCCAGCTTCACCTCGGCCGCAAATCCGGCATTTGTCGCAGCAGCGGTAATAGTGGTCTTTGCTGGGGTGGATGAAGAACCTGCGCTGTTTACTCCCAATGAAGGAGTCAGGACCGGAGCAGTAGCGCCGCCGTTGTTGAAGCCAGAGGCGAAGTCTGCATAAAGTTCGTAGGCTTCGATGTCCAGAGTGCCGACGAGATTTCCGCCAAGGTGCAGGGCAGCACTGTGACCCTTCATGTGGGGCGTGGTATCGCAGATCACGGCTACTTTTGCAGTGCCACCAAAGACGCCATTGCCTGAAGAGCCGACGAGAGTCGCCGTAGTTGCGCCCACACTGGCCAGCGTCCACTCGCCGTTGGCATTGGTATTGCCGGTGATGTTCGCAATGGCGATGCGGTCTCCGTTTTTCAGTCCGTGCCCGGCGGCAAGCGTCACCACGATGGGCGTTGCATTGGTTGCGGCAGAAATGGTGATACACGCAGCAGCAGAGCCTGCGGCACCGAGGGAAATGATTTTGTTCGACATCTCGTTCTCCTTTGCGCCCAGAACGGCCAGGCAATCCGGGTGCGAAGCGAGGGGCCGCACCGCCCCGTGAAAGTCAGTGCCCCGCCGCCAAAATGATGTCGTCACCCACCAGGGCGCGGGCCTTGCTGGAATCCTCGACAAAGCGCGGGTATTCCTCCGGCTTCATCGCCAGGCTCATCCGATCAATCGGGGAAACGGTCGCAAGGCGGGCCTGAGCCGCTGCCGCATCGATCATTCGCTCATGCTCGGAATGCAGAGCGTTGATGGTGTCCTCAAGGGCCAGGCAGGCCATTGCATCGGCTTGTTCGCGGGTGTCTGCGTTGATCACCATCACATCCCCGCCTACCGTGCATCCGCCCTGCTCCGTGGCGATGTTCTCGCCATCCAACCAGCCGGCTACGGTATAGACGAAGAAGGGAGCGCCATCGGCATCACGGCCTGCATACTCAAAGAGGACGGCTGGCTCTACGATGTCCTTCAAGTCGTCGGCATGGATCTGGCGACGAAATGCGAAATCAGGGGCGACATGATTGGCGGAAATAGTCATGCCCGCCATTGAATGCCTATCGGATGGAAGTTTTTCCCAAGAATTAAAAAGCCGCCCGGAGGCGGCTGGTTGATGAATGACGGGTTAGCACTTCTTCCCGCCGCCTTTCTTCTTCCTTGCCATGCAGATCACCCCCTTTCTACGATTCCTGTGCCATCAGCCAATCCAATGTCCATGGTGTCGGTCCTGAAATAGCGCGGTTCTTCTTCACCCTGGACATGGGCCGTGCCATGCACCCATAGCGGCAATCGTCCGCCGCGTGGTCTTCAGAATCGGTATTGATGTCTTCCACCCTGTTCTCGTCATGCTGGATCGCCGGTACGGTTCGGATGAAGTCCCGACATACATTCACCACATACATCATTGGCGCGGAATCTTCTCCATTCAGTCGCGCTCTGACCTGCTGCCAGCCAGGGATGCGTGAGTTATCAGCCGGCCTGAACCTTGGCCCACCGCCCTTGATCGTCACCATGCGCTCATAGATTGAGGGGCCGCCGTCCTCACGGAACATGGACGGATCGCATACGCTCAGGGTTTCGTCTATCTCTTCCCCGGCCTCGCGCAGCTTGATTCCCTTGCCGACGTCTTCAGCGTCCATCTTGAGCCCGACATTGGGGATTGAATTCCCCTCTTCGTCCTTCGCGCAGCCGTACCATTCCCGGTAACGAATCAGCGCCCCCCGGGGAATCTTCCGATCCTTTCCCGAATATCCTTTGCACAGATCGGAGAGCCAGGTGTCCTCATCAACGATGACCCACCAGCCAACAGAGAAAGGCCGGTAACTACCCCAGTCCATAGACCGGTATCGAGTCCATCCCTTCGGAATCTGGATTGGCGGGATGGTGTGCAAATCGGTGCGCCAGTTATCGAAATACGCCCCGGCAATGATGTCCCACACCCCATACCGATAGGCCTTGACCAGTTCATCCGATCCAAGTCCTTCCAGTTTCCCCGCGTATTCATCAGCATCAACGTGAGGATTGTCCTCAAGTACCGCTGGCACGTACTGGCGCAACATCCCGCCCTCTTTCTTGGACATGCGCTTTATTTCCAGCGGCTTCAGTCGGTCAATCCATCCAGCCTTGACCCACCCATGGCCGATCCCGCCCGGGTTAGAGCCGCACAGGATTAGGGGAATTTTCTCGTTCAGCTTGATGCCGAACTTCGCCATGAAAAAGTCCATTGCCCACTTGGGAATGACCACCCCAGGCGCACGACAGCGGGAGCGAAGGAATCGATAGATACGCTCGGTGAACATGGTCAATTCATCCACCAGCAGGACGTGAATCTCTGCCCCCAGATACTTGAAGCGGTCCTTTTCATCCTTGCAATGGCAGAGGAATATCTTCGCCCCGTTCCAGAATCTGATTTCGTCCTCGACAATCTTTACGTGCCCGGAAATCACCAGGAGGCCAAGCATCACCGGGAACGATGATGGGCCTTCCATGTGGTTCTTGATCAGATCCTCACGAATACGCCGGAACAGATAGACATTCAGGCCAGGGATGAGGAAGCAGAGAATGATGGCAATGGCCCGCATGAAGAACGACTTCCCACCGCCTGCAGCGCCACCATAAAGAATCTCCGTCGCAGCAGATTGAACGGCAACAGACTGCTTATCCGTGAAGTCAATATCGACGGAGGGGACCGTCATTTACTCTTTACGGTCAGATTCAGAACAGGCGCAGCGGCTTGGAGCGGATTGCCATCGCCATCAGTCATGGCAATCTTTTCGCCATACTTCTTCGGGCGAAGCTTTGACATAAGCCATTTCTTGTTATCCGACTCAAGCCTGACGACTGCTGCCGATGATTTATCTACCGTCCGAACAATCTTCCCTTCCGACATCACCGGCATACCGTCTTCGCCAAGCACAGGAATCCATGCCTTTTCGTGCAATTCAGCCATCTCGTCGGCCATGAAATCGGCCTGAGCCTCGCGCGCGTGCGCGTACATATTGCGCAACGCCTCTCCCCCTTTTTCGTCCTGAAGCCACCGGATAACCGTCGAATAGTTCGGCAAGTCCCAGTGCTTACCCTCATGATCCATTCCAGCCAAAAGAATCGTTCCCATGCTCTTTGAGCTTGTGGCTATCCGGTCGCAGAGATGGTCCATGACCAATTCGCGGTTCCAATCTTTCCCATCAATCATCAATGGGTGCTTCTGGACTGTAGATGCTGATTTCTTCGCCATCACGCCATCCCCGGATTCAGATCAATGATTTCCCCCAGCGAGACAGAGGGAGGGATTCCGAATTCCTGCTGATCTTCCGCATACTCGGCGGGACAGAACTTCGCATAAAGGGCAAGAACGATCCGCGCATCAGAATCCTTGGGCTCTCCATCCTCGGCCCAATGCTGAACGGTCTTTGTATCCCGGCCACACGCTGAGGCGATCTTTGCCATGGAAACCCCCTTTGCCATCAGGTTGCGAATGATGCGGAACCAATCGCGCCGTTTTTTCCTCATTTACCTTCCCCCGGCCCTTTTGAGAATCTGATAACCACTTTCCCGCCTTTGACCACCTCATCACTTACCCAGGGATGGACACGAAAGCGCAGGTCATTGACCCCTAGCCCATCGGAAATCCCGTCCCGGCCAGACTTCAGCGCGGCCAGCATGTTGTCATCGTCCCGGCCCCTTCTGTCTGGCGGGAAGAACGTGATCCAGAGGTGGATAACACCTTCCCAGTCGATCACCAGCCCGGAAGTGGCAGCGATGTCACGGCATTTGTCCCGGTAGGCCTTGGCGTGATGGTGACGGACCGACCAATGGCATCGAGCGTTCGGAGAAAGCTCCTTGGACGGCCAGGGGAGCGTGATTTCATTCACCGGCTTGGCCTTCGGTTGCTCCGGGCACTCGCGGCCAGTGGCACCTTTCACTCGCGCCTGGTGGCGTTCGTATTCCTCGGGGGTCATACGAATCACGGCGCTCAATTCCCCAGCCTCCGCATGAATTCATCGCGCTTGGCGATGACGCGATCATCGGCCTGAACGAACTTTGGACACGCTGGCCGGCTGGCCTTGAACATTAGCGCATTCGTGTGGTCTTGGCATGACCCACAGCCCTCCCGCTGGGCATGGGCCGGTGCTTTTCCGATGCTCCACTTCGTGCAGTTTTTGCAGGTCATAAATTCCTCGGGATCTCGTTTGGCTCTTCGATTGGCCCGCATAACCTTTCGGAGGGATGAATGTCCCTCGTTGAATGGAAGTCCGCGCACTTATCCCGAGAATTGCACCATCCCCCCATGCAGGGTATGGTCAGGTGAATTGGGTGAGGTGTCTGCATGAGCCATTCGGGCAATCTCGCATTCATTCCACTCTCCCCATCCTGGCCCTGATTTCAGAAAGTCTTGCCTTTGCCGTTTCCTTATCGATCTTCGGCGCTTCGATGGCAACGTATCCGGGGCGAGGGGCACG